AAAAGAATTTGATCTCGATCCTTACATTGATTTACTCAAGAATTCAAGAGAAATCAAGTTATGGTTCAAGAGGTCTGACCCGACCTCTGTACCACTAAATTTCGAGCAAAAGAAAACTCGACATTTAGCTCTTAAGCAGGTGCCGAACGCACTCGCATTAAGCGGGTTAATGGATCCGAATCTTCGGAATCCAGAAACTCTTTCGGAGGCATTAGACAGCGGATTCGTTGTCGAATACCTAGACAAGCGAGAAGAAAAACCCGCTTTCCGACCAATTCCAGTTGAAGAAGGATATTCTCCATCTGAAATTAAAGAGACCTTATCAGATTATTTATCTGATACCTCTTCGCGAACGGACAAGACATTCTTTCAAAGAATGCACATGTCTCCCGATTTTGTACCTCATCCGAAGTACATATATCGGATAGCATACAACGACCCATGGGAAACCATGATGTCAATGATTTATCACTCTGCTAGGGGAATGAAACCCCCCAGAGTGATTATCTGGTCTTCAACCACTGACAGGTTGAATGACCCACTACCGAAAAGTGTTCTAAAAGAACCTCTTCGGTCGTCTGTGAAGAACAAAATATTATTCACAGATATCTCAAAACCCGAAGATAAACTTCATGTTTTGAAGAAACACACTCACTGGGGAAAACTCCTGATGAGTTGGAAATCGCAAAATTCAACTAAAAAGTTTAATTTTGCGAGAAATCTCTTGAAAAAGCTTAAGAACTTTTTCCAAGGGAAAGGTCATCCAAAATGGAAAGACCTTAAAGAGTATTACTCAAATCCACAGGACTTGAGGAATATCAAAACACGATCTTTTAGATTCATAGAATTGCTAAAGACCGTCAACGGGGTATTTCTGCAAAGATTTGCATATCTACCCGAAGAAAGATGGACTTGGTCAAAATATGACAAATTCATTCTTTACATGATCGATTTCTTTATCGATGATGAGTTCTATGACGGGGAGGTTACTCCCAAGGCCATAGAACAGAAAACTCGTTACTCAATCCTCAAAGATTTGAGAAAACGAATGAAAAAGTGGCTCTTAAGGGGAAAACCTCTTAAGGTCACTTTCGGCGACATACCGCCGCAGCTCCATTTCTTCCAGGATCTCCTGAAGTACATGGAACCTTTTGGGACAGTTCGATACGTGTATCAAACTTCCATACTTGCACAGACGAGGGGGGCAGGGACTCCTCCTTCTCTGTTCTGCTTGCAATCGAAACGAAAGTTTCTTGCAGTAGTGACGGAACCCGTCGTGCCCATGACCGAAACTCAAAAAGGTTTGGTAAGGGCATGTCTCGACAAACTTCTATTAGAAGTACCTGTCGGGGCCATGACTGGACTCACCACAAAAGGGAGAGTAACAGTTACTGCCTCAGCCTGCTGGGAAAAGACCCGAGCAGAAGGGGGAACGATCCAAGCAATATCAGATTTGATAATTGATGGAAAGAAAGGAAAACCAGTCTCTATACTCGATTTAGAAACTGGTTTAGAAACCGATCGTAAAACTCTTGGAGAGTTGAACGAAGGGGAATACATCTTTTGGACTTGTTTGAACAAGATCCTAAGGACGAAACCGGAAGATCTGACTCAAGCATATCTTTCGATTGTAAAAGAGCCAGGTAAAGCTAGAAGCATTACGAAGGCTCGTGCAGACCTTAAAATCGTGCTCGATTTTATAGGTAAGCTCTGCGCTTGGCCGTTAAAACGGTTGGAGAGCAGTGAATCAGGCATGGGACAAGATGCCCATGGCTGGAACTTCTTTAGGAATCTTTTCGGGGATTCTTACAGAACAATATTCTTTGAGGAGTTAACTCATCAAAAGAACACAGAGGTTTTTGGTGTTGAAGAGCACAAAATAACCTACAAACCGACCTGGGTACTATCATATGATTGCACCACGGCCACAGATTATATGCAACATGATTTTGCAGAAATCTTAGGAAATTTTTGGATGACACAATGTGGTATACCAAAAATTCTAAAGGGGATAGTGAACAGATGCTCATATCGCCCAAGAAAAGTCTTCTTTACCGCCAAAGGAGGTTTAGAAGATATCGGAGATCCTACAAAGAATGAGGATGTCCGATCGGTCAACCTGGTAAGAGGGGTCCTAATGGGAGATCCAATTACCAAACCTGTGCTACATTTATTTAATGCAGCAAACAGGCAATTGGGAACGCTTTACAAGCATCCCCAATTTCTTTCACCGTATTTCGACAATCCTGCCGAAATCTGTGATCAATTCAAGCCATTCAATATGAATGAGTTGCTTGATGACGTCATGAACCCCCAAGATTGAGGGTCATGAACAGACATAACTTCATCCGTGAAGGATTACTA